TGTATAAAAAAAGGAGACCCTTTCGGACCTCCTTATAATCAATGAGGCTAGAGCCTACATTAGATTTTTTACAGCAACACGTCTGTAGTAGCGGTTGGAGTTGACACGTAGACGGCCAAGTCCTTGAGTAGTTCCTTCGGCGAATGGGTTGGCAACCAAACCATAGCGCGTTTTGAAACCGATTTTTGGTTGGAAACTATTTTCCCCAACTGCACGAACCATCTGGAGCGGGACGTAGGGACAATAGAATAGACCAGCGTCATAAGGTGAAGAACCTTTATAACCAACAACGTAGTACTGGTTACCACCAGCAGCATTGCCTGAGGTCAGGTTAGCCGAATAGGGATCGATGTAAACTCTGAACTTACCGTTGATTGTACCAGCAAAAGTATTACCGGTGTCGTCAACGTTCAGGTTTGCATTCAGGGCAGGGGTATAATCCAAGATACCAGCCATGGTCAGTGCAGATGCTACATCAGCAGAGCACATTACCATGTTACCCTTCCCGCGACGAGTTCTCTGAGCAATCGCGTTAGCGTCTCTCTCGATTTGGAAAAGAAGACCTTTGAACTTCTCAACAGACCAACGACCGTTAGAGTCGATGTCAAGGTCAAATACACCAGCAGTTGCGGTGTTAGAAGCAGCACCTTGCTCAGCAACCTTATAGATGGTTCTGATAACTTCTCTGTTGATCTCAGCAAGGATCTCAGTAGAGAGGATGTTAGCAAGTTCTGCTTCAGCGTTAAGACCGTGAATGGCCTTAAGGTCTTGTGCCAGTTCCAAGGAGTACTCAGCTTTGAGTGCTCTGGACTTAGCAGTTACAGTGACTTTCTCAATCGAGAATGCCATCTGGTTGAATGCATTGGCGGCATCACCATCAAGGGCTTCTGCATCACCAGTCTGCATACCCTGGCCGGTGACATAGCCTTCGGAGTTGGCAGTACCAACAGGGTTAAGAACGGCAGGGTTGGAACCACTTTGAGCGGTTGTACCAAGACCAGCCTGAACGTCTGACATACCACCGGTCAGATCGAAACCTGCGTCCTGACCTGAATAGGCGGTATCAGCTTCGTTGAACAGTGCTTCAGCACCATCTTGACCATCGCCTCTTTCAGAGTAACGGGAACGCATCGCGAAGATGAGTCCAGTAGGGCCAGACATTGGTTGAACACCAGCCAGGTCATATGCGACCAGGTTAGGCATTGAACGTCTGATCAATGAGATCAGAACGGGGTCGAAACCAGCAACAGGACCACCTGGAGTGGCAGCACCACTAAAACCAGCAGGATTAGATCCAGCAGCGTTAGTGGGAGCTTCCATCAGGTTGATACCCTGACTGAATGCTTGCTCCTCACGGAGGAATTTTTCTTGGTTCTCGAGCAGGACTGCGGTTACGCTTCTACGATGTGAATCCTTGATTGGATCAAGACCTTCATAATCGAGAAGTGGACTCCACTTTTCCTGCAGATGTTCAGATTGGAACATTTGCTTTACCTAATAGTTTTACAGTTTTGTTTGAATTGATGTTAAATTCACTTTTTGAATGCGCCCAACGTTTTGAGGTAGGCATCCATAGACCCTGTAGAAGGATCCTGGGTTGTATCCACACCTTCAGAAATTGTTTGTGGGGATTCTGATTTTGCTGCAGTAGTTCTGGAGAAGTATGACTCCTTCAGAGTCTCCAGCTTTTCACGATATTCTTCTTCACTTTCAAACTCAACACTTTCGGCAAGTGAAGCGAGCTTCTCTTTCTGAGTTGATGCAAGACCCTCTGAAACGGAATCTAGGATTCCATCAGCAACCGACTCTGCGAGACGACCGTTAAGGGAGATGTTCTTCTCAATCTGCTCGTTGAGTTTTGTCTCCATATCATCTAGTTTTTCTACCATACTCTCAAGTACATCATATTTATCTTCAGGAATAGTTACATAATGTTCTTCAAAAAGACCCTTCATTCCTGCAAGGAATGATTCAGTCATTTCAGTCTGTAGACCATGCTCAATAGCGAGTTGATTTTCAGACATCCATTCTTGAGCAACATACTCAAGATAGGAATCAACACGCTCTTGAAGTTCAGCCTTTTGAGCTTGTGCTTCTTCGGCAAGTGCCTCTGTGTATTGTGTTTCCAGGGATTCCTGGATTCCCTTAACCTTAGAGGTCAGGGCTGCTTCAAAAATAATTTTGGCCTTTTCTCTAAATTCTTCGGAGAGTTCTTCGCCACCAAGAAGGGCATTAACATCTTCTTCGACATCATATTCTGCAACAACCTCATCAGTACCGACTTGGTCCTCTTCAAGAACCTCCTCTTCTGTTGCAACTTCTTCTTTGGCCGTACTCTTCATTGCGTCAGCTTTTGCAGCTTTAGAATTAACTACATCTTTTACAGTAGCAATATTAGGCTCTTTGAGCTTTGCAGAATTGTCAGTAGGACTGTAATTCTCAGGGGTAGGACCACCTAAGTCTTCATAAGAAGCGCCAGGTAATTTTTCAATTGGCTGTGCTGGTGCGGCGTTGGCATTCACAGCAGTCTTAGATTGCTCCATTTCTTGTAAGTCTCCACGGGACATTTGAACTTTCTCCGAATTAACCTTAATTAATCTATATTTATTTATAATTTGTTAGTTTTATCACAAATTGTTTAAAAAGTCGTTGAACAGGTTAAGTTTCTGTTCATCCAACTGATTTTGGGTAACCAATGTATTAATTTGCTTATATGTTTTGGCGGCTTGTTGCTCCCTAAGGATACCACCATCCCATACCCAATTTCTACCTTCCATAATACCTTCAACAAAAGCATCAGGTGCAGAAGGATCGGCGACAATATCAGCTGCTGTTGACAACATGAAGTCGTCACCAACAATATTTACACCTTCTCTTGTTTGCTTGAGTGAACCAATGCCTCTAGAAGAAACACCAAGCTTCACACCTTCACTGATAAGTGACTCTGCAATTTTACCCATAGGGGTAGAAAGGATCTTTGCCTTACCAATGAAATTCGTTCCGTTCTCCTTAAGAGAAATAATTTTGTGTGATACTCTATCAAGGTTGACAGTAGGACCTTCTGGATGACCTAGTTCTCCAAGAGCACGACCAGACATTACATGGTTTTCTGAATATCTTTGGACTTCCCTTCTCAGGCACTCCATGGGATACATACGACCATTTCTATTTTTAATATCTCCTTGAAGGAAAACACCTTCAATGTACATATTCTTTTTACCGTTACGTTCTTCAACGATAAAATCTACTGATTCGATTTCTTCTCTGATGAGTTGCATTTGTTTTCTCAGGATACTTGTACTTGTTGAATAAAGACCTTACCAGTTCCACTTTCTGTTTTAACCGCAACCTTAAATGACTCTCTAAGTTGGGCCCAGTTGTTCTCATTATAAACGTCTGTAACAGAACTAGAATCATGATTAACTACAACTCTCGCAGTAGTATATCCATCACGTCGAGAGTAATTATTAACCTCACTTACAATTTTGTGTTCAAAATTGAAATTGGAAACCCCATCAACAGTAAGTGAAACTGCGTCACCAACAACAAAAGGTGATGACGTTCCTTCTGGTAAATTTAAAGTCGTTTTAACTCCTGTTGTAATACCAACAACTCTTTGAGTTGTTACAGAACCAAGAGAAATTCTTGAACTATCAAGAGTGTGAACATAATAATTATCAACTGTTGCCGTTGGATTAGTACCAATTGCAACATGAACACCAGCACCTTCCGCAACAACTCTTAAGGTATCAGATTGTTTTGCAAAAATTCCTGTCTGTGTTGAAGACGTGCTAGTGGAAAAGGTCGTATTAACCCCTACTGATCTAGTTGCAGCCATTATCTTTAATTACAATTGTTATATATTAGTTATTTATTCTTCTTATACTTCTAACTCATGAGACATTAGGTTCAACCCCCTACATCAGAATCAAAATTAGTATCTGTTTCATTTGATGCATCAAGATTTACATCACCATCAAAAATTGATGCCGCAACATTTGGTCTAATTGTTTCAATATTCTCTGCACTTTTTGCAAAAAGAATATCCTTAATTTGATCACTAATTTGAGAAGAACTTCCGTCCGTTACCAAAAGGTCCATAAGATCATCCATAGTTTAAACATATTATTACGTTGTTATTTAGATTACTCCCTGACCACTCATATCTGGGTCCTTAGGAATTGGAGGTGCCTGAATTGGATCGGCCGGTTCTTTAGGTTGACCAGGAACTGGCATACCACCACCTTCCATGGCCATAGGATCTACCATTGCATTAGGGTCAGGAATGATACCGTTCTCGATTTCCTTTTCAATAAGAGTATCTTGTTCAATAATCTCACTGTCAGTCTGTTGGAGAATATTTCTTCTCACATAATCCTGTGAATAGAACCTACCAATATAAGGTTCAACAGTCTGAAGAAGATTCATTCTTTCAGTCAGAAGTTCTGCTTCCTTTAATTCTGCAAAGTGGTTGTCATACAAGTAATCATATTGAATATGATCACTCATGTATCCCCAATCTTCAGGAGTGATAATGTTCTTTAGAATCAATTGAGTCTTCAATATATCACTAAACATTGCGGAGAATCTCTTTCTCATTCTTCCAACAAACTTAGAGAACTTGACTTCATCTCTAAGAATTTCAGAAGAACGTCCCAATGACATACCAGATCCTTCACCTTCGATTCTAGTTTCAGGAACGTTTAAAGCTCTGTAAAGTTTTCTTTGGAAATAGTTGATATCAGTAATTTCACCAAGGTTCTGCCCACCAGGTAATGTAGTAATCTCAGTACCACGACCACCTTCACGTCTAGGAAGCCAAAAGTCTTCCATCATAGACATAAACTTTTTGTCGTCCTTGATCTCACCAGTATCCGCATTATACACCAGTTTGTTACGATAACGCATCATAACATCACGAAGATATTGTTCTGCCTTCATCTTAGGAAGATTTCCAACATCAATGTAAAAGATTCTTCTTTCAGGTGCTCTGGAAAGACGATAAATGACAAGTGAATCCTCAATCATCATCAATTGATTGAGAGGTTTAATTGATTTATGTAGCCAAGAAAGAGTTGATCCCTTATTTCTATCTACCAATCCAGAAGTACAGTAGGTAACAGAATCTTTGGTCATCTTGACACCTTTTACTCCACCGCTTCCATAAGAGGTAGTCTGAGTTCCACTACCAGATCCCATTTGACCTGGTGTATAGATGAAATATTCTTCAATTTCAGGAAAATCGTATCCAGTTCCTTCACTACTTGTAAGTTGATTTTGCAAAATCAATTGATTTTGGGCAGATTGAAGACTATTCTTACCTTTTTTCTTCAACTGTCTGACATATTTCATCTTGGAAGAATCAATATATCTCAGTTCCTTGATACCATCCTGAGGTTTTTTTGTATCAATTACTTTATTATAATAGAGTCTTCCGTCAATATACCAGTTACGGAAAATCTCATGAGCCTTCTTGTCAAAATCAAGTAACTCAAGAATATACTTAAACTCCTCTCTAATTTTCTTTTTGATACCATCACTAGCATTCAGATTAGAAAGTTCAATCTGAACAGGAGTATCATTACTATCAGAAACTATTGCTTCATTTACAATATCTTCGATCGCACTATCACACTCAGGATATAGTGCCATACTTCTATATCTACGAATAAGATCATTTTCAGTCTTATATGTTCCTTCAATATCTACATAGGAACCAAAAAACCCTGAACTGACATAGTGTTCAGAACCATCATCGGTAGATGGTGGAACTGGAGATACTACACCAGGCAGAGCTTTTTCATTATCTTCAATTGAGAAACCAAATAATCTCGCCATTATTATTGACTAGGAACTTCTGTTCTAGTATTTATCAACGAATTGGTTCCTCAGAAACAGAACCAACGTTGGATTCTAGAGAATCACCAACGGTGAAGTACTGAACTTGGAAGGTTACAGTGAATTCTTCAATCGCATTAGTTGAATCATAACTCAATGCAATTGCACTAATATCATTTGGCCAGATATCATAGAACTTATAAGTTCTAAGAACAGCACTATCACCACCAGTATTTGCAGCGGAGAACTTCTCTACACCTCTACCAAGTTGTTGAACATATGCATCAGTCATATAAGAAGATGGGTTGGTAACACCAGTGTTATCATCCAACTTACTAAGGATATTAGACCACTTTTCAAATGCAGTTCTAAGTCTGAAATCCTCATCATTGATAACTGTGACCGTCCAATCGGCGAAGGTCTTATCACCAGCAACTTTCAAGTTTCTACCCCTGAAAGGAACTGTAATAGGTGCAACTGTTGAAGCAGGAAGGTTAGAGGCTTTACACATGAACTTGAAAGTTCCGTTCTCAGCGTTATCACCCGAATTCCAAGCCTCAGAGACTCCTAATGGAAATGAGGGAATAGAGACTTCAAATAGATTGGGGCGAGCTGCACCACCCGCCAATTTTGATTTAAATTGAGAAATGGTTTTTACATCAGCCATTTTCTTAATACTCCTTTGTTAAATGGTTATTATTTTTAATGATCAGCCACGACCAGCAACTTCAGAGAACTGGACTCCAGTTCTTGTAGCGACGAATGTGAGGGTAACAAAATTAATTGATTTAGTTGGTTTCAGGTAGATGTCTGCCCTAAACTCATTGTTATCAATTACATCAGGAGTATTGTTGGTATCATCGCAAACAATCAAGAAGTCGTAAACTCCTCTCTTAGCCTGAACATCTCTCAGGTAAGGTTCGACGATGTTAACAAAATTCGACCTTGTGTTAATATCATTAAGTTCAAAAAGTTGGGCATTTGCAGCTCCTTCAAGAGCCTGTTCAACTGTAAGGAACAATCTTCTTACGTTGATTCTATCGAATGCAGAAGCGTAACCAAGACCAGTCTTATCACCGTAGAGGATAATTCCACTACCCTTTTGATTGATAATAGAGTTAATTCTTGCAGGATAAAGTTGATCTCTCTGTGCCTTAGTTGGATTATATGCCAACTTGATAGCATTGTTCAAAGTGCCTCTTTGTTGTCCTGCGGGTGAGAACCAAGGATAAGCAACAAGGTTTGTACGGGTCATCAGACCAGCAACGTCTCCATTACATGGAATGTATCTAAACTCGTTATTAAATCTATCGTAAGTGTACTTATAACCACTATCAAATATTGCATATGACGAAGAAGTAATCGGTGAATAGAATTTTAAGAGATTTGTTGTTGCGGTTGTTTTATTTACAACATTAACAATATTTGCTCTGTGAGGCGAAATAGTAGCAACACAGTCCTTTCTCGATTCAGCAATTGAGATACACTTGTTTGCCTTTGCTTGCGTTTGAAATTCTGTTTCACAACCAGGACCCATAATGATGTAATCTACTTCGATTTCATCTCTATTTGAAAAGAGGTCATATGCAGTGTTTAGATCACCAAGAGTGGTTTGCATTTCAGCAGTGGTAGTGTAGCCTACACCACCTTTAAAATTATAAGTTACTGCACCAATCGAACTATAAGTAATTCCCTGTGCATTTTGTCCCCATAAACCTTGTGCAATTGTATTTGCATCAAATACTGACAATGTACTAATACCAGAGAAACCA